TATCATTTCCTATTTTTAAATTAATATTTTGTCCTTTATTTTCTATTCCGTTTTCTTCAACGTTTCCTTCAATCCATTTTGTTGCTTGTTCCGGAGTCTGTGTTTGCAAGACTTGATTTAATTGTCTTTCTCTTGAAGCAATTGTTTCCGCAAGCAACATATCCATTTTATCTCCTATTTTTTCATCTACTATATCTGAAAAATCTATTTTTTCTGGTGCTGTTCTAGTTAATCCATCAAACTCAGTTTGTTTTCTTTTTAATTCTCTCTCAAATGCGGTCTGACGTTCTTTATGTAGTTCATCATTTGTGTATTGTCTAGGTACAGCAGGTGGTTTATTTAATAATTGTTTTTTAAATATATCTAATTTTATAACCATGGTTTTTATAACTTCTTTATTCTTTTCAATGAGAGATAATCCTCTCCCTTGTTTTTCAGTTATTAAAATTGTTTGTTCAAATATATCTTTAATCTCATATTTATGTTTAGATTCAACATTTTCAAATATTTTTTGCTCTACTAAAATATCCCAAATAATGCCTTTGTTTTCATTACCAGTAAAATCTGACATTTATAACAATTAATTCATTATATTTTTATATTGTTATAAATTTGGATTAAAATATTCATTTCTCATTTTATGAACTTCTTCATCGGGTATGCGTTGTTTTCCAAATAACATAGGGTCTTTTACATTACTAGTTAACAATTTAATTATAAAATATAATACATACATACCACACTCCGAATCGGTTTTTTGATGGTCGCGAGGATAATTACTCATTATATTGAGATCAATGCCTAAAGAATTACCTTGCGATTTAACCCGTTCTGAAAATTTATTTACTTCATTCGGTGGAGGGTTTCCATTACTATCAAAGTAGTATATATATTTTTTTGATACATTAATAAATAACGCAATCCAATGAGACCCTTCTTTATAATGAGGGTCTGTATTAAATACTATACCTATTTTTGTTTTTCCTTTATGTATATAATCATATAATTCAAACTTACATAATTCTTCCCATACACATTGACCGTATATTTTCAATGAATCAAAATCTATTGGAGACGGACCAATAAATTGAAACGAAGGATATGCGTGCTCGTATTGTCTCATAACGTCGGTAATATCTACACTTGATAACCATTCATATTCATTTGCTTTCCAACTTTCAGGGGATTTTGGTGCAAATGTAAATTGAAGTAGTTCTTTATCAAGTTTTTCCTTTATAAAATTTTGTCTTAGCCAACAAGATTCCGCATCACATACATTTTTCATATTATTTTTTAATTGACTCCAAATGTCTCTTGGTTCTTCGGTATCAATTCGTCTATCCGGATGGCGAGCATTCCAAAAATTTCTTATTTTCAATAAAGAATCATCGGAATAACATGTATAATCATGTCGCGTTTTTTCAGGAGTATTCGGAGAACATTTTAAATTTATATTAAATTCTTTAGATAATTCTGGTTTAGTCGTGTTTTTTTTAATTTTAGATTTTTTTGATTTCATTCGCTTGTATATTATCTATATTTTCTTTTTTTTCTTTTTTCTGAATTCCTTTCATTTTTAATTCGGGTTCTCTTAAATTAATATTTTTTTTAAATGGTATATTAGGCTTTTCTTTTTGTTTTGATTTTTTATTTACAAATTTATCCATGGTAAGAGTTTTAGTGTCTTTTTTAAATAATAATTCATCTGGGTTATATGGTGAATATTTTGGAATAGAGTCATCTTTATTAGACTCTTCAATGACTGGATTCAATTGATTACCTGAAATATCTACATCTGAATTAGGCTCTGTAAATTCTTTCTGAATAAATTCATGTGTGTCTGATAATTTGAAATGAGATATAAGAGAGAAAATATATTTATTAAATATGTCTCTCAAATTTTCATTATTAAATTCTTCCTTTAACATTTGTTTGGTTTCATTTATTATTCTTCTTTTATAAAATTTTTTATCTGATTGAGATATACTATTTTCTACAGTTGTTTTATGTAAGTATTTGTTATACAATCCGTTATTTGCAAAAAACTCTAGTGTAATTGAATTAATATTATTATTTGAGTTATCAAAAATACGAGATCGTTGGTGTGTGTGTAAAATAGTTGGTTTATTTTTTGAAACGTCACATATCACATTTTTGCCATTAACAATCTCATTAACAATCTCATTAACAATATTATTTTCAATGACGCTATCCGGCTTATCTTCTGATGTTAAATTATTATAAATACCATGGTCGTCATTTATTTTGACATTATATATATCCATCTCAGATGAATTCATAATTATATTTGGTTTATTCAAATCCATTTATAAAATTAAAAAATATTTTGTATTTTTAATTTTAATTGTATAAGATTGATCAAATTATTAAATCATTGAATTATTAAATTATTGAGTTACATTTTTTAATTGTTGTCTTGTGGCATTATTAAATATATCATTACCTAAATTGAATGTATTGGGATTAAAAGGGTCTAACTCTTGTAAAGCAAATAATCCAGGATGAGATTGCTGTTCTTGTCTTCCTACAACTTCAACATTATATAAATCACTATCAGATGAAGGAACATATGTTCCTCTATCTCCTTTTTGTAAAGCAAATGCTTGGTTTCTTAAAACCGTTTCAACGTCTACATTGTTAGCATATCCCGACCATGGGCCTTCAGCATTACCAGGGTTGAATACTTTTCCTACGTTATATTGCGACGATATATTTAGAGGAACAGTTGCTTGTTTATATTGGTCTACTATAGATAATTTTGAATATTTAGTAGATACCGGTCTATTTGAAAAATTAGGCTGCAAAGATTGCGATGGGATATTTCTATCCGATATTCTATTATTTAATACTTGATTTCTCTCCAAATTTGTGTAATATGCTCCTTCCACTACTCCATTAGAATTCATAACTATATTATATACTTATAGAATATTATATTCAAAATACCTAAAGATTGCTACATTAAAATAATTAATATGTGCGGTATATTCTCAGTTATTAACAATGCGAATTTTATTCCAAAGAGCGTAATTCATAAATCATTTATGAAAGGAGTATCTAGAGGTCCGGAAGATTCACAATTTGTTCAATTATATAATGATACTACGTTTGGGTTTCATCGTCTAGCAATTAATGGACTTGACACAGTTTCAAATCAACCTATAATTATTGATAAAATTACTCTGATTTGTAACGGAGAGATTTACAATTTTAGAGAATTATTCAAATCACTTGACATTGAACCGCAAACAAATTCGGATTGTGAAATTATTATTCATTTATATAAAAAATTTGGAATTGAATATACTCTTTCTCTATTAGATGGATATTTTTCATTTATTATTCACGATTCAACCGATTTCAATAATGATCCAATCATTTATGTAGCAAGAGATTCGTATGGAGTAAGACCCTTGTATATTATGCGCTACAAACAAGACCAAAATAAGGAAATTTATACAACTGATAGTGACACTAATGTCTATACAGAGTATCCAATTATTGCGTTTGCATCCGAATTGAAAATGCTATCAGATTTATTGAATTTTGATGAAAAATTACTAACTCATATTAATAAAACTCAAAATCAAATTACTAGCAACGATTATTTTATAGAACAATATCCTCCCGGAACATATTCAAAATTAAGCAAAACATCTCATATTCGCTCGTTCTACACATTTGAATCATATGCTACAAAATATACGACTCCATATGCGTTCAATAATAAATTTGAAATTAATTCGTCAGAAAATGGAGGAAATAAAATAAATGATAATGATTACTACAATGTATTTGAAAAAATTTATGAAGCATTTTCTGAAGCAGTTAGAAAGAGAGTCGTCGGAACAACTGATAGAAAAATTGCCTGTCTACTTTCCGGTGGATTAGACAGTAGTTTAGTTGCTGCGGTTGTTTCTAAATATTACGAAAATCAATTAGAAACATATTCTATCGGTATGCCAGGCGGCGAAGATTTGAGATATGCAAGAATGGTAGCAGAACATATTGGCTCAAAACATACTGAAATTATTTTGACAGAGGAAGAATTCTTGAACGCAATTCCAGAAGTAATTAAAACAATTGAAAGTTATGATACTACAACTGTAAGAGCAAGTGTTGGAAATTATTTAGTAAGCAAATATATAGCAAATAACAGTGAAGCAAAGGTAGTATTCAATGGAGACGGAAGCGACGAATTAATGGGGGGGTATTTGTATTTTCATGCTGCACCCGATGCTCTTTCATTTGACAGAGAAACAAGACGGTTGATGAATGATATTCACTTTTTTGATGTTCTCCGATCTGATAAATCAATCTCATCTAATGGACTGGAACCTAGAACACCATTCCTTGATACAAATTGGGTGAATACATATTTGTCCCTTCCTCTTAAATATAGATATAATCCTGACAAGCCTGAAAAATGGCTACTCAGAAAAAGCGTAGAAATCATGGATAAGGATTTATTGCCTCACAGTGTTCTTTGGAGAACAAAAGAAGCATTCAGCGATGGTGTTAGTAGTAACTCTAAATCGTGGTATGAAATTATTACTGATAAAGTAGATACTATTATACAAAATATTCCTAAGAATTTATTTGAACATTTACCTCCTCAAACAAAGGAACAATATTATTACCGCATTCTTTTTGAAGAAACATATCCAAACTGTCAAAATGTAGTACCTTATTTTTGGATGCCTCGTTTTATTAAATCAAAT